ACTTCCGAGCACTCCGGTACTTGTTCACAGTACGACGTGCCATAACGCCCCCTTTCAAAAGGTTGCACCCAAATTAAGACACCATGCCCAGAAGGTCAACGGTGTCACTCAGCACACAGTAAGCCAAGACACACCGTGTGCACACGCGCGCAAAGCAAGATCCATGCCATACGCACGCACGCGCGAAACGCGCACGCACGCACATTACATGACACTTGACAAACGCACGCCATGAACTATTATTCATATACACCATTCAACACATGGAGAAACCATGTTCGACAAAGAAACCGCGCTCGAGAACTCACGCGAAAAACTGCACCGCCAGCAAGAAGCGCTGCAATCTACACTCGCTGAAATCGAGTACATACAAAAAACCCGGCCAGAACTCGCCGGGGCAATCAAAGCTTTGAAAGTAAAACGCGATCGTCAAGCGCTCGCAATCAAAGCAACCGAACAACTGATCGAGCTATACGCAACGCCCGATCCAAGACAACTAACACTCCAAGACACAGAAAAAAACAAAAAGCGCTAACGCGCTGAAGACAACAAAACCTGACGGTCAAACAGACGACCGTCAGGTTTCGTTGTCTGATACAATTACGCCGTCACCGGCGCAACAACAGGCGCCACCACAGGCGCCACAACCGGCGCCACCACTGGCGCCGGACGCAAACCGCAATAATCAATTAACTCATCCTGCGAGACACGACTCGCATACTCAAGAAACCGCTGCGGATCATTACCAAACTTACCACGAGCCTCCGCAGGCAATTCCATAAACCGCGCATCCGCGCGTTCCACAGCAGCAACAGCAGACGAATAATCCACAACGCCGGTAAAATCACCATACACGCCGTGCACTTGCACCGGCGGACCAACTAAACCAAACCGGCGCACAATCGTATTCACATCCACTTCATCCTTAAACTGCTGCTGCACCAAACTCGCGCGACCAGTATCCAAGGTCACGCGCACACGCTCAAGAGCGTGCTTCCTATTACGACGCTCCATTATTTCAATCCTTTCAATAACTGAAACAGCAACTTAACCGCAGGCCCAGCCTCACCCATATCTTTCTCCAACTGCTCAAGATTACGGGCTCCCGCCTGCGCCGCCTCATCCAAAATAGCACGCGCTTTAGCAGCGCGAGCCGAAGACGCAGTTAACTGCACTTCTTCCTTCGCTTTCGCTAACAACACCGGCAACAACTGCTTACGCTGTTCCAAATCCATAGTCGCCATATCCCGCTGAAGCGAGATAATATTATAGCGACCAGCAGCAGCAGTAGACGCAATATCAGCGGACTGCGTCCGCAACAAACCAGCACTCGCACCCTCACGATCCGCCTGCGCCTCAACCAGCTTAATCTGCGCCGCATTCATACGCGCAGCCATAGCCGACGAAATCGGATTCTCAAACGACGCCTGACTACCCGCAGGCGTCGACGCACCACCATGAGCGGACAAGATAGGATTCAACCCTGCCGCACGAAGGTCATTAACCTCGCGCTGGTGAGCTGTAGAGCTCATCCGCTCCTGGAACCGCCTGTTGGCCCTCGCCTCAAAGGCAGATGCCACAGAAGTCAACAGAGCGCTTCCCAGGCCTATTACAGCAGGCGATAAGGCCATTACAACCTCGGACCCATACCGGGGATCGAGAACATCGGCAAAGCCCGAACCATACGCAAATCGAAAACAGAATCAAACAAAAATTCAAAACCTGCGGTAGTCGTGGTCTGCAACACACGCTCCACCGGCGGCAATTCCCGAATGAAAGTATCGTTCAAAGCAGGCGCCGCAGAAAATTCCTGCGCCAAATGCCACACATCCAACGAATCCGAACGGATCGAACGGAAGCCGCCCGAAATACGATTCGGCAGATACCGATACTCGGCCCAACGCTCCTGATATCCAAACACAGCCAAATCGTTGGCCGAACCATCCATAAAGATCTCGCGGTTAAACACCGCTTGTTCGCCAAGGTGCGCCAACGCAGGCCAATAAAAATCATAACGACCACGCCGGGACCACATCCGATTCAGTCCCTGCTGATACGTTAAATCAGCCCGAACACACACCAAACCAATAACAAAACCATGCTCCACAAACACAGACGAGAAACCATGATTAGCAATCGCAGTCCCGACAGCAGCCAGCTCACCCAGGACGGTCGATCCGCCCGTCTCAGGTGCGGTCTGCGCCACCGGATTGATTTGCACCATTGTATGACCGCCACCGAGATACTCGGGACGCTGCAAACGACCATCCGGAGACATGACACCAAAATGAGAACGCAAAATCTCCGTATAACGCGTACCACCACGCGCATTGCGCTCCATTAACAACTGAATCTGATTAGCCGTCCGAATGTCATTAATCAAAACCCGAACATTCGGGAAATTACCTGCAGGTTGCGCATTTAAACGAATCTCATGCGCCGTATCCGAATAGTAATCATCCCGCAAAACAGTCCTACTACCCGACTCCGCAATATTAATCGGACCGGCAGTCGGCGCCACATTCGGCTCAACACCAATTCCGGTAACCGGCGCACCAGCATCTGGAAACGAATACGCGCCGCCCGGAATAAACGGGCCAGCATCCGAAAAACCACCCGTCGACGTTAAATTCGACGGCTTCTGCGGCCAAGGCCGACAAGACGTAAAATAGTCATGCCGCTTACCACGCTGAAGCATGACATAATCACCAATCGTGTCCGGGCCATCATCCACATCCACAACAACGGGATCTTGCAAATCCTGATCCCGAAACCATTCGTTCCAAATCAAATTATAGGCCCGGAACGGAAGGGAACTCACCTCAATAGGTGCCGTAATCGGCAGCACACCTGGCCACACGCCAAAATAATCCTCCAGTGTCCCAACACCAAACGTGTCCGAAAACGACAAAACACCAAGCTGCATCTGCGGAACCAAATACTCCGTAGTATCCGCAGGGTTCAATTGTTCGCCCATAAAACGCGCCCAATTGTTCCAGACAAGACGGTTCGGCACAAAAAAGAAAAACGACTCCAAATGCAAATTATCCATTAACGGCACAATAGGTGTTGCCAAACGCGCCAGCGCCGTCATGCGAGCACGCATACTATCACCGGGCAACACCTCCTGAACTAACACAGGCACCAAATAACCCGCGTCAAATGTCGTCTTATGAGTATGCGACATATCAAACGCGGATCGCGGAACGTCATTACGCGGTACCATCGCAAAATGCGACGCATCCACAGAACGATTCCGCTTATTCACATAACCGCCACCAGGTCCAGGCATTTACACCTCCAACACGTCAGAAAGGAGAGCGATAACCTCAGGCCGACCGGACGCTTCAATCTCACCCGTACTTGTATTAAACGTACCAATACGGTGTAACTCGAAATCCTGCGGATACTTCTCCATCAAGGAATTCGTCCCCTTAATCCCAACCTGACAGGTGCGATACATTGCACCAGGATTAGGAGACAACAAAATCGAACCGTACTCACGCAGCTTTCGATCATAAATGCAATACATCTCCATACGAACCTCCCAGTTAAAAGTGACTACGAGCCGAGAACGTCCGAACTCGGCGCAGCAAACTCTCCTCACGCACAGCACGACGCTCAGGCGAGCCCTCATGGACATCTCGCAAACGCGCTCTTTCATATCTCGCCTCGCGCAAATCCTCCACCATGTTATCTTCGCTTTCCTGAAACTTCCGCCAGTAATACTGAGGTACTTTGCCTTTACGACCGGCAATAACCGCGAAATCATGGGGAGCCTCCGCCGAACCAAACAGATCCGACTTATACTTATCATACCACCACGCGCCGATACCCGGACGCCTGGACATACTCACCAACTCAGGCCGACGACTCGTTACCTCGCCAGTGGCCAAATTAACCACATCTTCGTATTGATCCTGATTATTACGACCATACATTTTATACGTCGTATAACCGGCCACATACGAAATAGACGCAGGCGTAACCGCGTCAATAACCACTTGGCCTTTACCCCACAGCTTTTCAGCTTGGGAACTACGCCAAGAACCATTCAACAACTGAACCTTATCCGCGAAATCCACATTGAATAAAATACTATGCCAATGCGGACGACCACCTCGCGGACCATATTCACCAGACAAAAAAAACCTAACAGGATATTTCCCGTTAGGTCCCGCGCTCACACCGCGCACACTCTTACGCAACCGCTTTAACCAATTCTGAACGTCCGTATACTCCAACGACAAAGACGCTGGCAAATGCTCCGGCGCATAATCCAACGTCACAAAAAGATTCGAATCCCACAACTGGCTTTCGTGCGTACAACGCACTGACCAGTCTCGACGCCGGTCCATAAGACACCCGGTGCAGTGACCGCAGGGCAGCTCAAGCTTGTACCCATTCGGCAACTGCAACCGATGGTCCCCCGCCTCACGAATCGCATACCCAACACGCGGCACAGCGCCCGCGTACTCCGAGTATGCCGGCACCGGCAGATTACACGACACTTACAGCCGAAATCCACCACGACCAGGACGAGCAAAATTCACCGCTGGCCGACGCTTCGCTTGGCCACGGAACTTCCGAGCACTCCGGTACTTGTTCACAGTACGACGTGCCATAACGCCCCCTTTCAAAAGGTTGCACCCAAATTAAGACACCATGCCCAGAAGGTCAACGGTGTCACTCAGCACACAGTA